TGTACACATTACAATAAGTCCAAACATAATATATTTCATTACAACTTTCCATTTCTCATAATATATTCCAATGCTCTATCAGCCTCAGTCTCCATCGGTCTGCTCTCATACCAATTACCATTCTCTTGGTCAAACTGTTTACATAGGTTTGCTATCTCAAATGCCTGTATAGGATAACCACGATAAGTGGCGTTACCTGCAACCTTTACCATAATAGCATACATCTTAGCATACCAACCAGTATTACTAATAGTCTGATATTCTGCAGCCAGATCTTTTGGCCAGAATGGACAATCTCTATAACCAGACCAAGAATAAGTAGTATTAGTTAACTTGCTTTGTTTATATTCTAGTACCGCTGCTTGTAATTCTGGCGGTAATCTATCTAAAAAGTTTTTAGAGTCTCGACCACGGTCGTAAGGCCATTTGGCCATAAGATGGTCAACGTCAACAGGATGCCCACTATTATCGAATATAAAGTTGTGAGCACCAACATATTTCGCTGGTATGTAATACATTCGCGATAGATCTTTAGTCTGTGCATCTCCAATATCTTCGAGTTGTTTGTTGAGTGACCACCAGAAGTGCTTGATCTCAGATTGTTCAACCTGTCTTTCAAGTTCAAAGACAAGTCGAAACTTCGGCTGATCGAGTGTAGAGCTGGCAGTACTATAGCAAATAAAATTATAATTACCAAAACGCTTAACCAAGTCATCTTTTAAATCTCCTTCGAATTCATAATCGTCAACATCAACAGCAGCCCAACCTGCCCAAGCCAAAACATTTCTGTTCGCCCTAGTTGTCCCATCCACATAAGTAGCTGGTGAAATAAGCTCTGCATCTTTTTTACCTTTTCTTTCTAGTTCGCTTAAACGAAATAGCAAACTACTAAAGTCACTCCACGAATGGAATGACATTTTTCTGTGAGTTTTATTGTCAAACGTACTCTTAAAGAGCGTTAGGGAAGTCACCATGATTATCCTCATGTGAGGGTGCAGTCCACCCATCTGGTTTAATTAAATCAGGTAATCCAAACGGATTAGGACGACCTTCTTTTACCCCTGGACTTTTTGCTATATTTGCTTCATAAACAGCATCCCATGCTTTGTGAGCATCCACGCCAAAAACATCAAGAGTACCAATGGCAAAAACACAGAGATCGATAAGACCGTCAACAATTTCTTCGGGATCTCCTTTAGTAAAAGCATCACGCGTTTCATCTAATTCCTCGCGTACCATATTTAATCTAAAGTTAAGATACTCTCGCATCATAACGTGGTTATCTTTATTTGCTTCGAACCATTCTTTGACGCCAAATTTATTGTGCATCATATAAATGTCATTTGCCCAATCATTCATATATTATCTCCATTTTTAATATTATACCACATTTTATATTTCTTGTAAACAACTAAATGTATCTTTCCATGAATTAACTGTTTGTACTGTTCCGCCTTCTCTTTCAAGTTTAGATGCAATAGAATGATCATTACCACCCGGCATAGTTTTGTCGCCAAAGTACGTTACATCAGGTGCATCAAAGTTTTTTACTATTTGTTCTTTACCTTTCATATGCGGAGTTATATCTATACCAGTTTCACCAGCAACAGTTGCTATAACTAAATCAGCGCTAATGTCCCACCATTCTTGCTTGTACCATCTTTCATTGAATCTTTCTGATATAGCTTCTCTTTCTTTATGTTTCTCATCCCATCTCTTATACATGTCTCTGCCTTCTAAACCGCCATTCCTACCTAACACACTAAAGTTTAGTAGACCAACACGCTGATCAAAATGCTCACCTGTCTTACTGAAGAATCCTGAATCCGCCAATTCACCTAATAGCCACTTATGATGAGGTTCTGGTAATATCCAATCGTCTTTATAAATTTCTTCATCAGCACGAAATACATGATTGCCTGAGCACTGATAAACTTTAACACATAGATTATAAATCTCTTCAGGTATTTGTTCTAATGTCTTTTCTCTATCAGAACCTGTAATTAAATAACATTCATGCTTCATTACAAACTTAACAAAAAACTCAGCAAACTTCTGATCCATCTTACTACGACTTGGTGTCAACGTGCCATCAACATCAAAAATGTATATCATCCGAAAAACTCCTCTAGTGTATTCTTTTTCTCTACCGACCATCCGACCGCATCAAGGATTGGCAATAGAGGTTCAATAAATGTTTTGTCAAACTGTTTATTGTAATCCACATAATTATGTAAGCCAAGACTTTCAGGCAAATAACCTGGAAACGCAATCACATTTTCTTTGATCGGATTAGGCATACGCATATAACAAAACTTAATCTTCTCACCGTTTTGAATTAGTGGGTACATTTTGCCGAGTGATTTATCTTTAATAGAATGATTGTACATGATAGACCCACGTACGTGGATGGGTGTACCCTTGGCATATAACGTACCTTTACGTGACCACTTGGTCAAATCTTTTACACCACGTGGAAAAGAAACCTGCTCGGGAGGTAACGATGAAAATAATTTACGAAAGTCTGAAATAAACCTTTGAGTTTTATTCTCGTCACCTTCAATAATAATCTTGAACATCTCTTTGAATTTAGTGCGAACAACTTCTGGAGTCGAAGACTTAATTGCCTCAATGCCCATGATCTTAAGTTTTGGTTCGGCATACTGTACACCTTCTGAGTTGTGTACGTTTAGAATATATCTTTTCTTTGCTGTCCATATGCCACGATTTGCAATAACCTCACGTGCCATAACCATACGGTTAACATAACCTTGTTGCTTATCAAATAGTTTGGCATAAGATTTCTCTAGTACTTTTTCAAAGTGCTCAGAACAAATCTTGTCAAGTGCTTCTACCGGATCTTTAGGATTTAATTGCTTGACTAACGGACCCATGTTGATGTACAATGAATCAGTATCCATTGCAATTACATAGTCACGATTATCAGTCTTAAGTATACGGTTCATCTCTTTGTTCATGGCTTTCTCAGCCCACATGATAGATAACTGACCGGACAAAGTAATACCTTCGGCCATACGCATATCAAAGTAACGAAAGTGTTTGTTACCGAGTGCACCATAAAGAGAGTTTAAGAGAATCTTAATAGCCATTTGCTGATTCTCAAGTTGATTGATTTCTTTCTCGAGATGGAATGTTTTGCCTTTTTGATACTCACGTTCTTTGGCAAGCATTTGCTTTTTGACTTCGGAACGTTCGGCATAATAATCCACAATAATTTGTGGCAAGATGCCTTGTTGAGATTTAATATACGTAGAACCATTGGCTGCAATAGCAATGTCTTGATTACGGAAATCTCTTGGCACAGGATCTGATTCTAGATAACCGAGTACGCCATTAGGTGCTTGAGCCGATGTGATAGTTTCAGGTGACATATTGTATTGTACAATAAGATTAGGATATAGAGAATTAAGATCGAACGATACAACCCAATCATGAGAACCGACGAACGGTTCTTTGACATAGCCACCTGGATATGGTATCTTATGCTTCTTCTCATTAGGCGGAATGATTATATTCTTTTTGTTTAGTTCACGATATATGATTGAATCCCATATAGCCGTCGTACCAAACGTATCAGATAAATTAACACCACCTTTATATGCCACGGTAAGTGCAAGATTGATAAGACCCATCTTGTCATCGATACGTTGAACAAGTTGAACATCTTTGATATTATAGTCGATAAATTTTTGGTGATCGTTTTTATAGAGCGTATGAAGACTACCATGTTCCTCATAAGATAACTTCTTCTCACCGAGTACCGTATAACCGATATGGTCAAGTTTGTAGGATTCTTGAGCGCCATAGGAATAACCGAACTTCTTAAACAATTCAAGGTAATCGGCTTGTTCAATACCAACAATTTTATATGTGCCTTCCATCATACCGGCATCTACAAGATTCCAAGGTGAGAGACGTTTAACAGCTTGGTCAGAACCAATACGATATAATCTGTTAATTAAGTATGGTAAATCAAAGTAACGTGAGTTCCAACCGGTAACCACGTCAGGATAATTGTCAGACCAATACTTTAGAAAGCTGGCTAGCATAGCTTCTTCGGAATCAAACTTCTTGTATTGAATCAGATCACCGTGCATTTCTATCTGGCATTTTTCTACGTCATAATCACCAAGACCCCATACGTGATATATGGAAGACTTACTGGATTTAAGAGCAATAGAAATAATTGGATGTAATGCTTCGGCTGGTTCAGGAAAGCCGTCATCAGAAGCAACCTCAATATCGAAGTTAACTACGTTGATATGAGACGAATTAAATTTAATATCATCCGGCCATTTGTCAGCAATGAACTGAAATGCCCATCGGTCTTGACCGTATATTTTAAACTCATGAATGTCTTCATAACGTTTCATAAATTGTTTGGCTTCACTCATACTCTCAAATTTGATAGGAGATACGGGCGTACCATCGAGTGCACGTAACGGTGACTCGTCATTAGATTTTATATAGAGTGTTGGTTGAAATCTTACTTTAGATTGAATAGGTGCACCTGAATCATTATATCCACGATATAGGATTTGATTCATGTGA